CTAAATTATCTTTACGCCATTCTAAATCTTCTGATAATTTTCTATCTTTCTCATCAGCTTCGTTGTAATATTCTACCATCAATAATGCATTTTCATCATGTGAATCTTTTTCTAATTTTTCAACATAACGTTTCATAGCAAATTCATGTTTAGTTGGGCTTCTGTTCATTCTTCACCTTCTGCTTGCTATAAAAAATGTGATTGCCAATTCTTGCTACTTGTTTATAAGGCCATAATGGGTCAATTGTATTTGCATGAAAGAATAATGCTGACTTAGGAACAACATTCTTATGCATATCAAACACCATTACTTCATAAGCAACTTGTAATGCTCGTTTGTATTTTGGATTTGATTTGCTAGGATCAGTTTTATCTTCGCATACCCAACTAAACTGACATACTATATTCTCGTTGATTAATGTTTTTTGATAGATAACTTTGCAAGGAGTTTCAGCAAACCCATGATTAACACGATTCATTACAACTCTTGCCACCGCAGCTTGCCCGGGCATTGCTTCTGCTCCTGCTTCATAATAAATATTTCTTGCCATACACGCTATTTGTTTCATGTCAATTTTCTTTAAATTGATATTAGGCAAATCAGCAGGGATTTGAGTTGGCAAAGGAATAGCCATGATAGATAAAAATATCATGGTCATTATTATTAACTTATTTTTTAATGATAATAACATAATTTCCTTTCACTGTAGTATACTACAGTTTTATTGAATAACCAAATGTTTTGGTTATTGTATCCAGCAATCGCAGTTACAACGAATGACTTCTTCAATTGCTGCTTGAACTGGTAATGATGCGGGTAATAATACCGCAGAAGTATATATCGGATTTAGTGCAGGTGGTATTAATTTAGTATACGGTGATCCTGCTAAACTTCCCGGTACGATTGGTCCTCCACCCTGTCCACCTAACCCTCCACCTGCCCCAGGGCCAGCAAAAAATGCAGGTGCAATTGCAGCTCCTACACCAGTAGTTTCAGGACTTATACCCAGTGACCCTATTCCTATATCCCCAGTAGCAATTGGTACATTGTTTGGTGTACCTATACCTAATACAGCAGCAACTGACGGTGATGGTGCACCAAGTATGGTAGGCTGTACATTAACAGTATTTGGTGATGGATTAGTAATTGGATCAGTGGGATTAGTTGTATCAAATGGAATCGCTGCATTATCAGGTATAACCGGCACATTAGTTACTAAAAAGTTTTGAGTTTCAGGATCATAATATCCAGCTGGTTCTGTATTGAATGGGAACGCAGGTGCTGAATTTGCTATAGTTCCATTTACTATTAATGCTATTTCTTCCGCCGGTGTTATACTATCAGGGATAATATCATCCATTGTTATACCTGCTTCTAATAATCTTGCTTTGTTTCTTTCTGCCCGCATCATTGCAACTACACTTTGTCCTGCATTTTTATCTAAATCTGATATAGCTTCTAATGTTTGTACAGACATGTTGGGTTGTGTTGCTTTAGCATAAGTGGGAATTAAATCTGTAAAACTATATATCATTGTTGGATATGGAAATAACTCGGCAATTCTATTACCAGTTGGATCATTGGGCAGCGGAGTTTGTGTGTATGCTAAATTTCTAGCCTTTTGTTCAATTACCAGTTGAGTACCTAAATTATCCCACATATCATTTAACTCTGCTGCTTGTCCGGGATGTGTTGAACGAATTATTGCTATTTCGTTATTTGCCTCATCAATATAATGTTGAACAGCGGTGTTCATAGCTGGCCAACCTGATCCTCCATATGTAGTAGGAGGTTCTGTAACAGTTACGGTTAATGTTGCAGGAGGGGGAGGTGGTGTTGCTGAAGTCCCTGTACCATATGCTACAGTAGTTCCCGGAGAGTTTAACAATGCACCAAGTATTCTACCGTATGTAGTAGCAACATTAGCCGGATTAGTATCTATTCTAGTTGTTATCGTTGCTCCGGAACCATCATTAAATGTTCCGGTTGGTGCTACAGCGCCGCCCCTACCGTAACCTCCACCTATATCAAAAGAGTCTATACCTGGAATACCTGTTATTTGATAAGAATAGGTATAGATACCGTAACCATCAGGTCCTGATGACGTAGTAGTATAAGTTGGTTTAACTACCAATGTTGCTTGTTTCCAAGATGCTGCTAAAAACAATTGTTGGTAAATAGTAGTTAATGTAGTAGATTGTAATCCTATGATTGCTGGTTGTATCTGGGCCCACGGATAAGGTAGACCGGACATACAACCAAAGAAATCAGAAAATGTATAAGTTCCGTATGGTCCACTGCCTAATGCTATTAACTTAAGTGCGTCTGCTGCTTCAGTAATATCAGTTGGTACATTAGTACCGTTGACTAAATTTAATCCTCTAGTAGTTTCTAATGTTGCTGCAACTTGTGCAAATTTCTCAAAAGGAATATTTTTTATATTTTTTATTTGCTGCATTGTTGCACTAAATGCCCCGGCAGCCGTAGCTATGTCTTTGGGCAATATATCTTGAAGATATGAACCAAATCCTTCAGGCATTATTTGCAAATTAACTTGTAACGAATTAGAGGTTTGAACTTGTTTGTCTGTAATATCTGCCGGTTGAACTGTGACCACGGGGAAACTAGGATTAGGAAGTGTATTTAAAATTGATATTTTTTCATCCAAAGCAGTTTGCTGGGCAGCCGACTCTATAGCCGCTACCTGCCGATTTTCTAACAATCTAGCAGGTCTACCTTCAAATTCTCTTAAAGGGATACCGTCGCTATTAACTTCAAATGCCCATCGGCGTTGTAAAAAGTCGTTATACATTGTCATATATTATCCTCCTCTTCCCCCTCTATGTTCGGGTTGACCTGGTGCATAGGCGGCGCCTACACTTCCGTCTCGTCCGACTGGTCCAGTGGGCGCACTTTGCCACAATCCCTGTGCAACGGCTGCAACATCTCGTTGTCTCCAAGATTCTCTATCAGTGTAATTTGATTCTGTTACTGCACCTGCAGCAGGAGTTTGAACTACCGGCGTGGTAGGTGGCGCCGGAGGTGGTCCGGGCGGTATTACTGTACCAACTTGTGCTTCTACTGCCGGAGTAGTAATAGTTGGACTTATCGCACTATATGAAAATATAGGATAATATGTCTTACTATTAGTTGGGCCAGGAACAGCATTATATAACGGGACAGTTAACGTTTGATAACTATTGGGGAACATTTTTCTAACATCAAGCAAATCAGCTAATGTTACTAAACCCTGTGTATTACAATTCAACGATACTAATATCTCAGCTAAATCAACACCTGTAATTATTAAAAATGCAGCATATGTTTTTTGTTGCTGTTCTTTGGTAACATTATTGTTACTGGAAATATTATCTATTTCATTAGTAGTTAAACCAGTAGATAACAATGCAACTGATACTGATGCGGTTAATGCATTATATTTTTTTAATGTTACTAACAAATTTGAAGGATAGCCAAATGTCCATATAGTAGATAAATCTAATGCTTTGCCTAAATTAATTAAATCTTTGCCAAATACTTGCGGAGACAAACTTACATTAGTTACATCTCCACTAATCAAGTCGTTCATGTTGCTATAAGTTCCTTCTAAGAATCCTAATGAATTCTGTGACGACATTATAGATTTATTTGAATAATCAATAAATGATCCTGCTGAAACAAATGATCCAGAAAAATCTTGATACTTACCTGTTAGTGTCAAAGTATTATTGTAATTAAATTCATTATACCCTTGCCATGGATGTAATTTTGCGTATCCCCATTGTGTTGCTGGTCTAAGGTTTTTTTCTGATGTTCCCGAAGTATCAGGAGGAACAATTTGTTTATATTGAGGTGACCAAGTTGGACTACCTGTATATGTATATGTAGGCGGAGGACTATTGCCTAATGCAGGGATTGTGCTGCTACCTATATTGATAATATTATAATATGTCGTTGCATCAGCTAATCCAAATGCAGAATTGATTGCATATGTGACACAATTTAAACAACTATTAGTTATTACTGTACCTGGGGTATATGTACTTGCACTAGTACTAGAACCCACAAAAGAGGATGTAGGTTTATTAACCCAAAAGCCTTTGCCTTGGAGTAAACCACTCATTACATTTATACCTAACGGAGTTTGTTTTCCTGTACTCATGGGCAATTTATATTAGGACTACCTTGAACGATACTATGACCACAAGTATTTCCTGATCCTACTCTTAATACGGGACTTCCTTCTGCTATCACAGATGGACTTCCGGAAGTTGTTGTTGGAGCATCATGAGGAGGATGTGGTTTACCCCATGGGGCGTGAGGTGTGATACCACTTACATGTAATCCCACTTCAATCCCATTAGCAAAAACCGATTTGGCACCGCGTATAATTTGCCCGCCAGTCTGATTTGCATCACCTTTCCTACTCAATGCTGCCATATTATCCTAAAATAAGTTTTTTATCTGGTACTTTAATCCCAGTTGTCGCTTCTAAATATTTCATTCTTACGTTATCTTCTGTCTCTGCATAAAGACTAACGCTATTAGTATTTAGCGTAAATTTACCCTTCGGATCTGCGGTAAACATGCTAGGTACTAATCCCATACCCTGCTGACTAGGCGCAATACTCACTGGTTCTTCAATAATAATGTTATCTCTGGTGATTTCAACTACTTTAGTAATCAATTCTTCACCGCTGTTCAATTTAAATGTATATACTTTTCCGATTTCCATTAGACACTTTCTGTTAATTTTTGTTTGAGTTCAGTGAACCCACCCACAAGTTCTCCGTCTAGGAATATTTGTGGGACCGATCTGGCAGTTGGTACTGCTTCTAATAATTCTTCTTTACTGTAACCATCACCAATTTTCTTTTCTTCAAATTGTATCCCTTTGCTTGTTAACAATGCTTTCGCTTGGTCACAATAAGGGCAGTGGTACTTACTCCATACTATTGCTTTCATATTATTTCCTTTATAAACTTGGTAGTTGGTCGTAATCAAGTTGTTCACTCATTACACCCAATACATAATTAGTTGATTCATTCTCTTGTAGTGCGGTCTGCTTCTTGCTTGTATCACTATGTTTGTTGAACCATGGTATAGGAGTACTCTTTGGGCTATTACCCTGATACTTAATACCTATCTCTTTCAATGCTCCTACCGCTGTGTAATCAACAAAGTCTTTTAACACATTAGCATTTAAACCGATAACAGGACCCATCTTAAACAAATAGTCTGCCCAGGCTTTTTCTTCACATATTACATCAGCATATAACTGATATACTTCACTTTCACATTCTTGCTTAATAGCTGCGAAACGACTATCCTCTTTAATCACTTGATTAATAAGATAAGCAGTCCAGCCTTTGTGTAATAGTTCATCTTGGAGAATTAAACTGATAATGTTACCATTGCCAATAAAGATTTTGTTCTCAACCATTGCTAAACTTGTAGCAAATGATACCATAAAGCGGAATGCTTCTAAAGCGTATGACGCATGTAATGCCATCCAAATTGCTTTAATATGAGATTCTTCTGAAACAGTTTTTGGATTGATCTCTTTAAAGCAATTCAATTCGTGTAGTTTATCATAGTAGTTACCAACACTACTAGCCATATTAATTATTTCTTGTGTGTCGTGTATAGTATTGAATACTTCTTTAGGAACATTATAAATGTTACGAATGATGTGACTATAACTCTTGCTATGAATATTAGTTTCAAAGAAACTCCAGTTATATATCAATGCTTCTAGTTCTGGTAATGATACAACAGGCGTGAATACTTGACTTGGTGCTCGTCCTTGTAAACTATCTAATGCTGTTTGTCTTAATAAGTTACTAGTAAAGATATGTTTAACGGCATCACTGGCTTCTTTAAAGTCATTCGCATCTTTTGTTAAACTGATTTCTTCTGGTTGCCAAAAGAATCCCCTTGCAGTTTCTTCAAACTTAGCAATCTTTGGATACTTAACTTCCTCAAAGCGTTGAATAGT